TGATGATACCCTCCCTGAGTTTCTTAAGTCTAAAGACAAAGAAGGTTCTAAAGTTCTAACAGATGAGAGTGGTCGTCCTTATATCTCTTTTAGAGTACTCTCAAGCCTCCTCATGGGAGCTTGTAGACAGCTTAACAAAAAGATCTCGGTGCTTGAAGCTAAGCTAAATGCTACTGTAAAAAATTGACAACAGGGGATAAAATGCCTAGAATAATCTATGGAAGTCAGCAGAAAAGTAAGGGTAAGCCAGACTGGAATACGCTAAACTTTGACTACTCTTACCCCCAAGACTTAGCTCTCAAGCCTGGATCTAAGCTACACGATGAGATTGTTAGTAAGATTCTTGAGAGAGCTAATGAGTCTTATACTATTATGTCTACTAGGCACTCCTCTTGGAATGCTATAGATAGGGTCCTAACTGCTTATGCCATTCCTGATGAGGATGAGGAAAAGATTCAGGATGAGGATGAGAGAAAGCCAGTAACTATTATCTTTCCCTATTCTTATGCTATCTTAGAAACCCTCATCTCTTATCTAATGACTGCATTTATTCAAGATCCTATCTTTCGCTATGAGGGATGGTCGCCTGAGGATACCATAGGTGCAATCCTTATGGAGAAGATAGTTGAGCACAACGTATGGCATAATAAAGTAGCTCTTGACTTACATACGTTTTTTAGAGATTCACTAAGCTATGGCTTTGGAGCTGCTGCTCCTTGGTGGTATGTTGAGGAAGGGCAGAAAATCAGGAAGGTTCCTCGTCTTAATCCATTCCTTAAGTTTATGGGGATAGATAAGGTTACTGGATATGATAAAGTATTAGAAGATGTTACTATCTACGAAGGAAATGCTCTATCTACTATAGATCCTTATCTATGTCTTCCTGATCCAAACACTCCAATCCACAAGGTTCAGGATAGTGAGTATTTTGGTTGGATAGATTCGACTAACATCTATGATCTCTTGAGTGAGGAACGTAGTAATGAAGACTTATTTAATATAAGATACCTTAAAGAAATCAACAATAAGACTTCTTCACTAGTAGCTGCTGAGGGATCTTCCAGGGAAGAGCGAACGCTTGAGCCTAGTAGGATTAAAGAAACTTCAAACACTACTAAAACCGATCTAATCCATATGTTCGTTAAACTAATCCCTGCTGAATGGGAGCTTGGGCCAAGTGAGTATCCTGAAAAGTGGCAGTTTTCTATTGGGGCCGACGAGGTTTTGGTCAAAGCTAAACCTCTTGGTCTTAACCATAATCGTTTTCCCATCGCTATTGCTGCTCCTGATTTTGATGGCTACAGTACTACACCAGTTTCTCGTTTGGAAATCTTATATGGTATGCAGCATATTGTAGATTTTCTCTTTAACTCTCATATTACCAACGTTCGTAAGGCAATCAACGATATGTTTATAGTTGATCCTTACATAGTTAACGTAGACGACCTTAAGAACCCTAAACCTGGTAAGATCATTAGAACTCGTCGACCTGTGTGGGGAAAGGGAGTTAAAGATGCAGTTCAACAATTTGCGGTTAATGACATTACTAGAAACAACATCTCCGACGTTACTTTTATCGTGGAGTACATGCACAGGATATCTTCCGTGGATGATGCCGTTATGGGATCTCTTAGATCTGGAGGTCCCGAGAGACTTACTTCAGCAGAATTTGAGGGGACTCGGGCAGGTATGGTTTCAAGGATGGAACGAATAGCGAAGATTATAGGTATCCAAGCTATGCAAGACATAGGATACTTCTTCGCCTCTCACACTCAACAGCTTATGAAGGAAGAAACTTACATTAACATAACTGGTGAGTGGTACGAAAGGCTACTCGAGGAGTATGGAAATAGTGGTCGGATAAAGAACGATCGCCTTAGAGTTTCCCCTGATGATATTCTAGTTGACTTTGACCTCCGTGTTCGAGACGGGTCTGTCCCTGGAGGTAATTTCTCTAGAGTCTGGATGGACTTGTTTAAGGAAATAGCTACTCACCCAGAGCTTCAGCAATCCTTCGATATTGTTCGTATCTTTAATCACATAGCTAGAAACTCTGGAGCTAAGAATGTTAGCGAGTTTAGAAGGGTGAATGTAGGAACTATGCCTAATGAACAAGTCCTTAACGAGGCCCAGAAAGGAAATCTTGTACCGATACAGGGAGGGTTAGGTAATGCCAACATTGGGGCAGCTCAGGGATTTTAAATCATCTGATATCTGGGAGATGATTGTTGGAGAGCTTTTAATTCGGATAGAGAACTTACGTTCAGAAATGGAGGATCCTGATGGCAATCTAAGTATTGACAAACTGCGACAAATGCAAGGAGGGATTAGGGCATTTAGGGAAGTAAAGGATACTGTGTTGGACTATCTTATGACTCAAGTAGAAGAAAGGAAGGATGTTAATGGACTTGAATAATGAAATAGAGGAGATGATCCAAGAGATCACTCCCGCTAAGGCTTCTGACGAGAGAGAAGCTTTTGGAGAAGAGCCTAAGGAAGAGCCTAAAGAGGCTCCTAAGGAAGAACCCAAAGAGGAGCCTAAACCTGAGGAATCTCCTGTTGAAAAAAATTTACAACAGGAACAGCCCAAAGGCGAGCCAGTTAAAGAGGAGCCTTCTCAAGAAGAGGTAGTTGAGCCTAAAGAAGATCCTCGAATCTTGGCTATGCAAGAGACTATTAACCAGCTTTCGCAGCGTCTCTTACAAACTCAACCCGAGGCCCAGCCCTCCCAGGCTCCACCAGTGGCAGCCAAACCTGAACCACCCCAGCCACAGGTTGAGATGGATCTTTCAAAGTTTCAAATCCTACCTGAGGGGGTAGAGTTTGAAGATGTAGTAAACGACAAGTCTGTGTTCGAAAGATTTATGCGTGACTTGTTGAATCGTTACGAGGTAAGTCGAGTGAGACGCGACACCCTTGCGGCTCCTCAACTTGTCTCGCGCCAAGTGCAGTACTTCCTTGGATTGAACGAAGCGGTTAGAACATTCTATGAAACCAACAAGGATCTTGCTACTGTAAAACCCCTTGTTGGTGCTTTTACTAATCGCTTAGTAGCTGAGCATCCAGACTGGTCTCTTCCTCAGGTTATGGAAGAAGCAGCCAAAGCCACTCGTCAGGCTCTAGGCACTGGCCGTGTAGCTGTGCAACAGCAGCAGGCTACTTCTCAGCCACAAAAACAAGTCAATCCATCTTTTGCAAAACAAAGTTCTGCACGACAGTCTAAGCCTGCTCAATCGAGCAAACTCGAGAAAGAAATTGCTGATCTTATCATGGACTAGGAGGAACTAAAATGAGTGAGTTTCAGAAGTATATCGCTAAGGACATGCTTGGGACAGTTCCCTTGTGTGTTAATCTTACAGCTACCACTACTTCCTACCAGATGAAGCCTGGAGATCAGGTCATTCGTGCGACCTCCTCTGGGGATGACGGAGTTGGGATTATCTACCTTCCGTCTGTAGCCGAAGCTGCTGGTAAGTTTTATTTCATCTATGCTCCGACTGGAGCCTCGGCTGGTGATATCTCTCTATACGTCAAAGAGACTGGCGCTGAGCTGACAACCAACGGTGACATGGATGCTGATGATGACCATATTCTGCTCTTTAGTGATGGTGTTAACTGGCGGACTATCCTTGACGGTGTGGCGTAAGGAGGTGCTTGAATGAATGCGTTTTGGACTGAGACGTTGTATAACTACCTTAAGCCTCGTACGCTTACGGGTACTACAGATATAGACATTAGTGCTGCTGTCTATACTGGGTTTGTTGAGATCCTCAACATAGCTCCTACTGCCGCTATCCGAGATATGGCTATCTATCTTGATTTCGACAAGGAGACTACTGGCGTTAATGATGTTGCTACTAACAACGATACGTTAGATGCTCAGGTGTTTACCAAGATTGATGGGACTGTCTATGTGGCTATCGAGTCTATGACCCAGAAGACCTTGACCGGAACGTTTGGGCTGGCGGCAGGGGGTGGATGGACTATTAAGATCCCTGCTCTCGACACGACTCAGGATCTCTCTATTCGTGTCAAACTGTCTGCCGAACGTGCGGATGCTGAGATTCCTTATCGTATCGTGTACTGCTCTGAAAAAACCCCAACTGTTACAGCAGTGGCTGCTGGTTAACTTAGATTAGGAGGACTTATACAATGGCTGGTTTTCTTGGTATGCGTGGAACAGGTGATTGGGCTACTGATCAGCGGCCTATGAATTGGCGTGAGTCTATTCTCTATCTGTATCCCAATGGAGATGCCCCTCTCACGGCGTTGCTTTCTAAGATGAAGTCTGAGAAGGCCGATGATCCTCAGTTTCACTGGTGGACTAAGGCTCTTCCGACTCAGAGAGCTACCATTACTGAAGTCTACACTGATGCCGCTCTCAGTTCTGCTTACGCTAGTGGTGGGGTAGCTGGGACGGTTCTCTATGCTAAAATGGCTGCTGCTGACGCTACCCATTTTCGCATTGGACATCAGGTTATCTTTAGGCTCTCCACTAACTATCTCTACGATATTAATGGGAAGGTTGTTGCATCTGTTCAAAACAGCACTTCATCCTATGTGGCTGTTAAGCTCCTTCAGGCGGATTCTAGTAACTACGTAGCCTCCGCTGACACGATGCTTGTCATCGGTAATATCAACTCTGAAGGCGCTCCTATGCCTGATGCTATTACCTACGATCCTACGAAGTTCTACAATTATACTCAGATCTTTAGAACTCCTCTGGAGATCACTCGTACGGCTCGTAAGACTCGGCTTCGCACTGGGGATGCCTACAAGGAAATGAAGCGTGAGGCGTTGGAACTCCATTCTATTGAGATGGAGAAGAACTTTATCTTCTCCTATCCCCTTGAGACCACCGGGGATAATGGGAAGAAGGAGCGCACCACTGGTGGAATCATCTACTTTATTAACAACTATAGTGGTGTTACTTCTAACTTCATCACTGACACCAGCGTAGTTCAAGGCAAGACCTGGAACGCTGGTGGGGAGGAGTGGCTGGACTACTACCTTGAGCAGATCTTCCGTTACGGCAAGGAAGAGCGTCTTGCGTTCTGTGGGTCTGGGGTCCTTCTGGCAATTAACAAGCTGATTAAGCTTTATGGTAACTATCAGCTCACTCCAAAGACCACTAGTTACGGTATTAAGGTCATGGAGTGGGTGACGCCCTTTGGGGTGCTTTATCTCAAGCGTCATCCTTTGTTCTCCTACGAGACCACCAACCGTAACTCAATGCTTATTCTTGCTCCGGAACAACTCATCTATCGTTACATCGACGATACTACGTTCTATGATGATCCAGAGAAGAAGAACACTGGGTATACTCGTAGGGATGGCACCAAGGAAGAGTTCCTTACTGAGTGTGGTCTTGAGATCCATCATCCTCAGATGTTTGGCTGGCTTCATGGTTTTGGTAGTGATAATACTCAGTAGTTAACACTTATGGCAGGGAGAGGCTTCGGTCTCTCCTTGCCATAAACTACACAATAGGGACATATAAGATGACTCTATTAAGTACAAGAACTCTGGCTGTTAAACTAAGTGGTCGTTACGACTTGGTTAATGAAGATGGAGCTACTCCTGAAGCTGGCACAGATAATGGGATGAATAGTTTTATAAATTCTGGCCAGCGGTATCTTGATATGCTCTTTGACCATAAGAAGGCTGATGGAGTGAGTTATCACTCTATAGCTATCGGTACTTGGTACCTTCCCCTAACGAACATTAGAGCAATTGAAGATATCTGGGTTAATCATACTACAGAATCTTGGAGACTTGAGAGAAAGTCACTTGTGTGGATTAAGGAGAACTATCCAGACCTAATTAGTTCTACCACTTC